CTTAACTGTCTTGGGCATTGCCATTGTCTTCACCTTCCTCAGCATCAATATACTTAGCTTGCAGTTGGACAAGCATCATCTGGACACCTAGCGAGAAGTTATTCTCTAAGGTTCGATCATAGAAAAGCTGAGTAGTCAACGCGTCCAACGCTCCCAGGAAGAGGTCATCCTCCATGTACTTATCAAGACTAATTTTCTTATTGATAGCATTAATCAGAATCGCTTGTGCCTGCTTAATGAGGTTGACCAGCGTTGTCTTAGTGCTGTCAACATCGTCCAGATTCAGTTCATCCATCAAGTGCTGCGCAAATTCTTCGTTGGTCATAGACTACTCATCTCCTTAGCTTACTTCGTGATTCCGGTACCTTCACCAGCTGCCTTAGCCGTAGCCTTTGATCCAGTGATAAAGGTAATCAAGTCCTTACGTGCTTGAACAACATCTTGGCGAAGGTAAATACCAAGCAATTGATACCAAACATCGTAAGTATCAATTAACTTACCAGTGATTTCATTGTTCTTGAAGTTAATGATTGCCTTTTGAAGTGGTGCAACAATGATGTTTACATCCCCGTTCTTAGCAGCTGGGAATAAAGTATCATCGACGACAACTACTGACTTACCAACGATCATAGAACCAGTTGACTTAGTAACATCTGGTTGTACAAGTGGACGACCCATCTTATCAGTCATTTGATCTAATTGGTTAAAGGCAGATTGAGAAAGAACAATTGAAGCTGCTTGTGAGTCTTGAGGCTTCAAGTTAACATTCAGAGCAGTCTTAATATCAGAAATTAAATCAGTGGCGGTAGCCGCAGTAACACCATTGGTCAATTGAGTAATGATCTGTTGGTCGTTAGTGTTATCTTCAAGTTCTTTTAGCCGGCCTTGTAGTTCACTGATCCATGGGTAAGTTGAGTCACTAAGCAAGTCTTGAGATACCGCATAGTTTGCAGTGTAGGTCTTCAAATCCCAATTAATTGGAGTAATTTCTGGAACCTTGTGCCGTTGTGTTGGTTCAAATTCATTGTGTTGACTTAATGTATCATCACTTGTTTGGAATACTGGAAGCTTCCCTGTAGTCGTCTTAACTGAAACAGTCCGCACTAGGTTTCCTAAACGTGGAAATTGGTGTTCTTCATGTTCTGGGGTAAGGATCGTGTCAGGAATCAGCACTGAACCATCATTCAGCTTAACGTTATTGTCATCACGGCGAATACTATCCGCTACCACCCCAGTCTTCAGATATTCACCGAAGTCACGGATAACTTGGTTCTTGTTGTCGTTCAACTTAATAGACATTGGTTTTTCATCTCCATTTTCTTGATTATCATTTGCGGCCGGCACTGCATCCCGAGTTACATCGTCACCAGAAGCTGGTTGTGCTTCACGAGTTGTACTAGAACTGGATGATGCACTACTCTTCGGATCACCAGGGTTGCTACTAGTTCCAGCGGCGCTCTTAGCCGCAGAGCTTGTTGGATCTCCTGGGTTGGCCGGTGTGGTAGAGCGATCAACATCATCACTATCCGGCGTTGCATCACTACCCTGGTCATCATCTCGTTTAGCATTTGAAACAGGTGCCGCCGCTTTAACTACATTAGTTAACTGCTTCAGTGCCGCTAAAATATCATCATTGCTTGCTGATGCAGAACTAGAAGCGGAACTGGCCGCACTAGTTGCCGTTGAAGCAGCAGAACTAGTTGAAGTTGGTGCTGTACTATCGTTTTTGTTCATGCTTTTTAAAACCTCCTTATAGTCTCTTTTAACCTGAACACTCGTCTCCGTATAAGCCGGAATTGGGGTCAAGCTAATCTCATTTAGTTGTTTAAATTGGGTAATGGTGTGAATTACATTGCCATGGCCATCTTGGCCCCAGGTGTCGCCACCATTTGGATCAATCACCGCATTAAAAGATAAGCCCTTGATATTACCATTCTGAACATTTGTATAGACATCATTGCCCAAGGTTGTGTCTGGAATATTGGCAACAAAAAAGAGGCCTTTATCATCAACTTTTAGTGACAAAGTCCCTGAATCCACGCGGGCAAGAATATTGTTGTAATCATGAGCATACAGTAATCGAACCTGCGACATATCAACATTATCAAATGCTCCTGGACGGATATATTCAATAAACGGTAACGGGTTAGATGGCTGATTAAATGTCACTGCATAACCTGATAGCTGCCGTGTTCCATTACCCAGATCACGTTTGACTGTTAGATTGGTTGCCTGAATTGTCCGGACGTCCGTTGTTTTCATCTTCTGTTCCACCTCCTTTCATTGCTGTACTGGAGCGCTTATTAAGCAATTCAATATCTTCATCGGTAACTGTTAGCCCTGGAAGAATGTCATTAGCCAGCATCAAGCCAAACGCTTGCCGAGGAGTAAGCATCCCCGACTTGGCCAGATTATTGATATTGTTCAATTCATTCTGGTGATCAACATCAATTGCACTAGTTACATCCAGTTTTACCGGTGCTCCCAGCTTATACGTCAATTCCGACTCAATTGGCCGGATATACATTGTCAAAGCATTCTGGTAGAGTGACCGGATCATTTCAATTGATGATTGCTGATCACCTTGCCCATTGAGGTAGCTATCCGGGATCCCAAACGCCTTGGCAATTTGTGTCTGAGCAAAGGTCGTATCGTCTAACAGCTTGGCCACGTTGGGCGAAACATCCAAAGTAGACAGTTTTGCGCCAGCATCCATTACCATCAAACGACCAGCATTGGCACCTGTATTTGCCTTCTCAAAGGCTTGGCGGATCTTTTCCTTATCCTCTGGATCAGTGATGGCGTTAGGGGTCTCGTAGACGTTTGTCGGGGCGAGAGCATGGATCAGACTAGCAAGCGTTAACTTCTTAGAATTGTTTTGAATTCCTAGTTCCTGGGCCAATGATATTAGCGGACTAACACCGGTGTATTGTTCTGCATCACTCCCAGGTGCAACCAGTTTGAAGTGCAATATATTCGCACTAGGATAAGTCTTGTCTTCGCGCTCATCCTGAAAGTGAATCTTATACGTAATATCTTCCGCGTTATCAAGCAGCGTTAATTCAACATCATCAGTTGGTATTCGCTCTAGCCAAGATGCTTTATTGTTATCGTCTCGATGAATAATGACATAGGCATTCCCATGAAGCAGTAGCTGAATCATTACTCCTTGCCAGCCTGCATATGGGTTCATCAGCTTAAACGGGTTGTTTAATAGTGTTTGATATTGCTGACCGTTAAAAGAACAACTCGCAATATCAGAACTGATCCGAAAGACAATGGCAAAGACATCACTGTTCTTAAATGCTTTATCCGCATCAATAACCTGACTGGTTACAATTTTATTCCCGTTAAACACTAACAGCGGGCTTGCACCATTCGGCAAGGTCCGCTGTCGTAGTATTCTCAATGGGTTAATCATCGCTTATCACCAGCCATTTCCTTCAAGGTGTCGTTGCAAACATAGTAAACAACCACGCCACCGACAATCAGGCCAAACCATTTGGCCAAGAGCCAACAGCCATATACAGCAACACCCAGTGCAATATACCCAAGTATTGCAATCACAAATACCATTGCTGCAGCGCAGATCGTTCCAATTTTCTTCATCACGTGAATCACTCCTAAAATGTGAAATTATTCCAATACTCTTTCCGTTCGCGCGGTGTCATGTTAGCGAATGGATCTTTTTGATTCTTATCGAGATTGACATCATCAAAGTCATATTGAGCACGGAAGAAGGCATCAATTGTCGCATCAACAATATCAATTTTGGCCGTGCGACTATCCTTATCGACCTTTACCCCGTTGTTATCGTTTAGTAGTACTGCATTGCTGAAACTATACTTCAAAAGCGGATCATCAAGCCAGCGAATCTGGTCCGAAGCAATAGCACGTCGGAAAGCCAGTGTTGGCTTGTTCAACGTTAATGACCCCTGGCGGACTGGAATAGTCAGCCAATCGGTCTTCTGATCGATCCACATAGTAACTGGTTCATCAGCATGCCAGGCATCGAAGCAGAACGCTTTAACGGATAAATGGTGCTGTTCCACAAAATCAAGGATGTAGCTAAACACAACCCCATCATCGATAAAGCCATAGGCATCCTGGGTAATATCACAGAAGCCTAGCCGCTCTGCGTTACGGTAATTGATGCCATCCTGCTTCTCTTTCAGGTCAATAGACCCTTGGGCAAACGCTAATGGGATAAAACTATGCTGCAGGATATACCACTTACCAACTCCATTTTCCATATAAGGAAAGGTGAAGCTTACCGCCGTATCATCGGCATATTGCGACTTATCGAAGCCAATTGTTACCTCATGGACATCAATATTAAATGGTGCCTGCTCAACAACCGACTTCTCAATATCGTTAAGAGTCAAATACGTATTGGACTTCGTTTTAAGCCAGATGTTCATGTTCTTATTCTGAAATTCCTGAATATTGCCGGCTGCCATGTGAGTATTTCGCTCATTAATCAAGGAACGAATCATCTGTTCCTTTTTCTCCTTGCTCAATGTAATCAGGGGGTTTGACTTCTCCCAGGTATCCGGTTGCTCGGTCTCTTTCACTGAGTCTTGCTCCCAGACCATGCAAAGATAATTATCAAGTGAGCGACTAGAATCATCCCTCATGACACGTTCAAGCATTCGCTCATCCTTGTAGAAGTAAGAAGTCGGATTAGGATAAGCAGTCGAGATTTGAAACATCGAACCACCTGTCTGCATCATCCCCGAAGAGACCTGGCCGACATTCCGCGCAATCTGAGCAATTGCCGCTGGGCTTCCCTTGGCACCGTCTGAACCTGATTCGTCCAGAACTGCCATAACGAAGTGACGACTATCGAACCGACCTGATTCATGACTAAGCCGAAGAATTACATTCTGCGGTATCTTGCTGATGATCTGGTCATTCTGAACATGGGTATCCAGTTGCTTAAAAAGCTTATTGAATGCCGGCATCGTGGAGAAGTGGTCCATTGTGGTTTTGAGATAAGAGAACCCCTTCTTTGATTGACTAGTTACCGGTGCGATATACGCCATATCTTGGTTAGTCTTGCCGGATGATTCGATGATAAAAGAATAGGTCAGAATAATTGCTGAAAGATATGTTTTACCATTGGTCCGCGCAACAGAGACAATTACTCGGTCATACCGTTTGTTATCCAGATTGTCCCGCCAGCCAAACATTAAGGCTAGGATGGCCTTTTGCCACAGCATTAACGGAACCGGCTTGCCAGTATCAACATCAGGAACAATTTTGGCAAAGTTCAGTATAATTTTGACGTGTTTTAAGTCGTAAACATACTTGAAGGAACTATCCTCATCAATTCGCCGCAAGTCTTGAAGTTGTCGAAATGCAGCAAGCTTCAGCATGGTTGATGTTTGGAACTTGCCCTCCAAGACGTCAAAGCAATACCTGGTCCCAGGATCCGGATACTTTTCTTTGATTTTCTGATAGTGGCCAGCCTTCTTTTCTGCTTGGTAAGCACTCAGAAGATCTTTAACGACATCTTCGGAGCCATTAAAATCATATTCTTTCACGTTACTCATCATCCCCGTTGATTACCTTAGCAATGTCAGCCATCACGTCGCCGCTATCGTCATCATCCCCAAGGTTAAGCAAGGTAACACGAGACTGAGGCGTTAACCCTAGTTCTGCACTCAATTGCTTAATCTTAGCCGTGGAATCACTCAGCGTCGTAACCGCTGGGTTCTTCTTATATCCGACAAAGCAATGTGGATCAATTATGTCACCGTTGGGAGAAATAATCGGCTTGTAGATTGCTGACTGAATACCGTGCTTCCGAATCTCCTTGTAGGCTTGGCGAAAAATATCAACCTGAACGCATAAGGAAGCCACAACTGTTAAATCTGGCTGCTTAACAATCTCAGATTTAAGCAGAGCGGGCAAAATCGCTCGGTAAGCATTCTTAGCAATTTTTGAAAGATACCAGGGAGGATCCTTCTGCAAGGACTCCCAAGTATCGGTACTTTCCTTCAGCTTCTTGGTCCGCTCACGTTGATACTTTTCATCAGTCGGATCATCAGTAATCTTGTTTTTCCGCGCCATATTATTCCTCCTTTCCTAAGAGTGTGCTTACTTGTGACCATTCCTGACCTCAGCAGCAGAATGGTGAACTTTTCTGCTGCTTGATACCCCCCTACCCCAAAAGATGAAATATCTCGGATTTTCAAGCAAGTGCATTGTTCTATGTGATGCGCTCATTTTGGTTCCTAGGGGGCGGGGGTATTGTTTTTAATTTCTTCAAAATTATTTCGTGGTCAAAAAATATTGTTCGCTTTCTCAGATTAATCATTCTTTATCGACTCGTTTAGCCAACGCTTCCACGTTTTTTTGCTGATATGCCGCAGCTTATTGATACCACTTGGTTTGGCTTCGATGGCTTGCTCAATCTGCGTCTTGCGGTTGTGCTGACGTCGGCTCAGTAGCCAAAGGTTATCTGCATTATAAGGATCGCGACAGTAACGGTGCGGAATGATATGGTCCACAATATAATCATGGTCACTCAATGCTCTACCAGTTGATCCGTCAATCATCAGGTCTCGACGTTTAACATAGTCACGAACCTTAGTCCATTGTGGTGAATGGTAGAACTTATTAGCAATAGGATCACGATCATACTTGTTGTACTCACGTTGCCATTGCTTATGATATTGCTTGTACTGATCTGTCTGATGATACTTAGCAAGGCGCTTAAGCTGTTCCTGCTTATGTAATTGCTCGTGCTTACTGCACCAGTCATGGCCAGGTTTACAAAGTACATGGCATCCCCATTGATAGCATTCATGAGTACGCAATATCATTCTCTCCTTTTGGTTAATGATCTCTGCTGCAGTAGAGGCGCTTGGCTCGCAAGAGGCAAGCGCCTCCTTGGGGTCGGCTTACTTCTTGACCTCAATTAAAATAAGTAATAAGATTAATAGAGTAAAGTTTAATGAATTCATGGGAATCACCTCCTCACAATTTACTTGGGAGGTGATTCCCATTTTTTGTTGCCTAGCCGACCCCAAATAGTTTTATGGGGATGCTTTTATGTTGTGTGCAAAATAAAAGACGGTAGCCAATCAGCTATCGCCTTAATCATCTAATCTTTTATGTATTAATTCTTCTAGTTCTTTCAAGTCGTCATCAGTAGCCAAATCACGGATAAACTTACGAGCGTATGAACGGTAACGATATATCCGGTTCTTATCTTTATTCTTATCGTCCCACTTCTTCTTTGCTCTTTGTTGTGCTTCACTCACCATAACATCGACCTTCTAACATTAATATGGTATACTGTATATGCAAAAGGACAAGAGCTGCTACCTCTCGTCCCCTTGCGATCCGGAAAAACGAGTTTGCTGGCTAACCGCTATTTGCGATTAGCTTTTTTTATTATCGCATATGCAATTGCAAAGTTAATACTTGCAATTGATATTGCTACGAGAGCATTAACGATAACTGCATCCTCATATTTCCAGATATACTCTTTCATCCATTGAACTCGCCTCCATCCGGATAGAAAGGCTGTCGCCGGATCGCTGTAGAATATTGATAAGGTCGCGACTCCTTACCTCATCTACATCTATCATTATACCT